CATTGAACTTAAGATGCCTTTACCTTTTAGTTCTTGTTTGTATATCGTTGAAAATTTTGTTGCCATTATCGTTTTCTTCTAGCTAAATTTTGTTGTTTAATTTTTTCATTTTCTTGCTCAATATGTTGCAAAAGCATAGTTACATAAACATTTTTTTCCCAAGGCATCATTTCATTTAAATCACTGAGACTATATTTGTGGTGTTGCATCAATGCAAAATTAGTCTGGAAATGATTGCTCAAATCATCATAACGAAAGGTCATCCGAAAAAACTTTGGATTCCTTCAATTTCAATAGTATCGGAGTATCCACATTTACCACAATTAAAATCCAATTTCTTTTTCAATTTAGGAATATTTTCGAAAAAGTTTTGTATTTGTGAAAATTGTTCTCTTGTTAAACTGTCAACGAAATCTATCAATTCTTCTTTAGGAGTATCTTTAGCATAATACAAACTTTCATCGTCGTAAATATAGTCTATAGAACTAATAATTGTTTTTAAAACTAATTCAGTTGCAGAAACATTTTTTTTCTCTGTTAAATCGTCTATACTACCAAAAGTCGGATACTTTAAAACTATTCCTAATTTTGGTGTCAATTCAATTTTATTAACTTCATTAGAATTTAATTCGGGTTCAATCTCAAGTGCATTGAAACTTAACTTGACCAAATGGTTGCACTTTCTTTCTTCTCCACCCTCATTAATATCATTATTGCATTTGTACTGTAAATCAATGGTTTCACCTACAGACCTCGCTCTCAGGTGCAAAAACAGATACTCAAAATCCATAATAGGCAAATCATCAACGTCTATTTTTGTAACCAAACAATTTGTAATTATTTGCTTGATTGCTAAGATAACTGCGTTTTGGTCATCTGACTCCGCAGCCATCAAAAGAATTTTTTCTTCCTTTACTAGAAATGGTCTGAACTTTACTTTCTTCTTCATTAATGGTAAAGTAATTTCGTATAAAGGCACATCAACTTTAGGTAACATAAAATCTCCAAATTAAAAAATACTGAACGGGTTTCTCAATGCATCTTTCGCCGCTGCGGCAGTACCCTTTATCTGCCCAGCTAAAATGTCTTTTACAGGCACACCAGCAATAGAACTTCCAAGCAATGCTGCTGTTGCTGCACCAAAATCATATCCGCCGTTATAAATTGTTCTATATCTTTTATAAGCAAACTGGACGGTCAATCTATGGAAGCCGTCATCTGACCAACTCAAAGGTTGTGCAGAAATTGTTTTCGGAAAAGCATCAATAAATTCAACAGCATAAATTTGTTTGATAAAATCATCATACTGAATAACAGTGATATTTGTAAGGTAGGTTGTGTCTACACCTTTTGCATATCTGACGTTGTTTGTATCTGTCGGAACTATTGCTTCCAACCATCTATCGAAAAGTTTTCTTTCATAAAATTCATTCGTACACAAAAACGTCAAAGAAGTATCAGTGTAAACAGCTTGGTAAGGAATTTCATATGTAAGGTTGTAAATTTGTATTGGTTCTGTGTTTAGTGATTTTCCTGGCAACTCCGCAGCTTCACACTGCAAAGCAAGATATCTTGAAATACTTGGATTAGCAGAAGCTGAGGCTCTATTTCCTAAAACTCTTGTGGAAACATCCGAAAATACAGAGTTAGGTAAATTCAAAAGTCTTTCCAAGAAACCATTTTCTAAGAATCTATTGATATATGGTGGTATAGGTAAAATAACTTGAAAGCGATTGGGTCTTGCTAGACCTTCTTTCGCCTTGATATTTGATAAAAATAACTGTGGTAAAAATGACATTAGAATTTCTTTCTTGAGTCTGACCAGACCTTGTTTGCCGAAGCCTTTTCAAATTGTTCTACAGGCAACAATGCAGCAATGTCCCATTCATCGGCAAATATCTCAACGAATCGAGATTCAACATGGCTGGCCAAATATCTTTTAATGCAAGGTGTTGCTTCAAAAGCGGTAGCAAAAGCTGAAAGAGTTTGATAACTCAATTTCAGTCTTGTTTGCATGTCGTAGTTTTTATTGCTTGCAAACTGCGACAATTTATCTAGTAGTATTATGCGATGTTTTGGATGAATGTAGTGTAAATTTAAACCCAAAAAGCCATCATTGTATTTTTGAATTGGAATCACCAAAGGAAATCTGTCATAATACGGTAACTTATCTTTTGTTTTTGGGTCGTAGTAGAAAAAGTACATATGACCAATAAAATTTGAATTGGTCATTCTTTCTCTGTCCTGCATCAACTTTTGTGGTGTTGGCTTCAGTTCTGTAACCTTCGAACGTAGCCATGCGCGGGCCTGGGTGGTGCGAGCCTCCAAACCAGTTTTAGCCAACTGTGAGTTGATTCTGTCTAATAGATATGCCATGACTCTATTTATTTGCCTTTTAGGACAATACAATTACCTTGTTTTAAATCTGGTTTCTGTATAAGTATTGGTGTTCCAGATTAAAGAGTTAGACCTAAGTCCTTCTCCGTTAGTATCTGAAACTTCCACCCGTGGGTATGACAGAATTCATCTGCTGCTTTCCACTTCATCTGGTTGATTGCGTAAGTAGCTGCCTCTTGTAGAAACCTCTGGGTTTTTCTTTTCCCTTGCACAGGTTTCCTTGTCTGAGCCTCAGGTTTAACCTCAATCACATGGGTCATCACGGTTTCATCTGTTCTTTTAACCTTAATGATGAAGTCGGGAAAGTATCTATGTACTCGTCCGTCCAGTGGGTGTACGTATGGTATCGCCAGTTCTTCTGAGGACCACCACACGATGTTAGGATGGTCATCAAAGTAGTTCATGCAACGTAGTTCCCAAGATGAACGGAAAATGATGTTATCCGGGTTGCCATTGTACTTAGCCGGGTTTTTGGGGGTAAATTTACCCTTGTAGGAATTCTTGCCGTATGTCATATAAATATGTAGTCAACATTTAGGAAAATCATGGCATTATTTAATCTAACAGACATATCTTATAAAAGAGAAGAAAGAAACTTTCCTTCCGCTTTCAATAGATTGTCAACAGACCCTTCAGTAAACCGAAGAACTTTCGGTTTAAAACGATATCCTCTTGATGTAGGTGGAACAGATAAGGGACACTACATGATGATTCATATTAACGTGCAAGAAAAAAGCATTTTTCAAGCAAATTTCTCCGGAGATTTACCGACAATACAAAGAAATAGGGCTGGATTAGCAGCACAAACTGGTGCAACTAATATCGGCGGATTAGGAAATCTAACTATTGACAATGTACAGAGATTTGGCGAATTTGTTGGTGAAAATATTCCAAAAGGCGTCAAAGAGTCATTCAATGATTATAATAAAAGAGTGCAAAATGCATTTTCGGAATTTTTGGCAAATAAAACAATTAGTATAGAACCAGGTAGTGTTGGTGATGAAGCTCTTGCCGCAGTTCGACAAGCTACTGATGTGGCTATTGAATTTGGAAAAGGAGTTGGTGAGGGGCTCAAAAAACAAGTTGGCTCTTTAAATAATCAAAATTTTTTAAGAAGAATAAAGAGAACCACCGAAACAATTGCATTGTACATGCCAGGAACAATGGCATATACACACAATCAACAATACAACCAACTTCAGATGGGTGGTGAGAATGCAGCATTTTATGGCGCTGGAATGTCATTGATAACTGATGCAATAAAAGACAAAGTTAGTCCTTATAATTTAGGACAGAATTTATCTCCATTTATTTCTGAAAAGTTAAAAAACTTAGCATCTCCTTTTTTGGGCACAAATTCTGCAACTGCTTTGTTTGCGAGTGCAATTGGAGGTGTTCAAAATCCTCAACTTGAATTAATATACAATTCACCAAGTTTTAGAAATTTCAGATTCGATTTTATGTTTTACCCTTCAAGTGAAGCTGAAGCCGTTGAAGTGCATAGAATAATTGAAGCTTTAAAATTTCACCAAGCACCAGAAATAATGAGAGGTACCGCCGGTTATTTTATGGTGCCACCATCTGAATTTGACATTGAGTTTTATTATAATGGTACAGTGAATCCCAACATACCAAAAATTTCTACTTGTGTATTGACTTCTATTGATATGGATTACGCACCAAAAGGTTTTGTCGCCTATGAAGTTCCTGGACCTGATGGAGCTACCCCATCCATAGGTAAAACAGGTATGCCTTTTGCAATAAGACTTTCTTTGAGTTTCCAAGAAACAGAAATTATGACAAAGTTTAATTTCACAGAAAATTCGGCATAAGATTAAAAATGGCAAATTATTTTTACAATTTTCCCAAAACGATTTACAGTCTCAATGATTCACCATCGTTGGATAGAATAACAAACTTAATGGCTTGTTTTTCTTTCGACGAAACATTAACT